CAGAGGAGGAGGCGATTGATACCATATTCTCAGAGAATCACTATCAGGATATCAGAAAGAGACTAGACTATGACCTCACAGTGTTAGGTGTTAGCGTAGCTAAGAACGAGTTCTTACCGGGCTCAGGTGTTAAGGTGTCATATGTAGACCCTGCAAACGTGGTATATAGCTACACCGAGGACCCACACTTTAAGGACTGCTTCTATTGGGGAGAGATTAAGACGCTTCCGCTTACAGAATTATTAAAGATAGACCCAACATTAACTAGAGAAGACCTTGAGAAGATATCTAAATACAGTCAGAGTTGGTACGACTACTATAATGTAGCTCAGTATTATGACAATGATATCTTCTATAGGGACACCTGTACCTTGATGTACTTTAACTATAAGACAACAAAGAAGATTGTATATAAGAAAAAGATACTTGAGGGTGGAGGAGTAAAGGTTATAGAGAAGGATGACCAATTCAATCCACCACAAGAGATGATGGATGAGGGTAGGTTTGAGAAGATAGAGAAGACGATTGATGTTTGGTACGATGGCGTTATGGTTATGGGAACAAACATTATGTTGAAGTGGGAGCTTTCAAGAAACATGGTACGTCCAAAGTCTGCAAGTCAGCACGCTTTACCAAACTATGTTGCAGTAGCCCCAAGGATGTATAAGGGAAACATTGAGTCATTGGTTAGAAGGATGATTCCTTTTGCTGATTTGATTCAGATGACTCACCTTAAGCTACAGCAGGTAATATCTCGTGTTGTCCCTGACGGTGTGTATATTGACGCTGATGGACTAAGTGAGGTTGACCTTGGCACAGGGAGTGCATATAACCCTGAGGATGCGTTAAGGTTATACTTTCAGACGGGTAGTGTTATAGGCAGAAGCTACACTCAGGAGGGAGACTATAATCAGGGTAAGGTTCCTATCAAGGAGCTTACATCTAACTCAGGAGCAGGCAAGGCTCAGATGCTTATATACAACTACAACCATTACCTTGATATGATAAGGGCGGTAACAGGATTGAATGAGGCAAGGGACGGCTCGACCCCTGACCCCAACTCTTTGGTTGGTGTTCAGAAGCTTGCAGCATTAAACTCAAACACAGCAACAAGACATATACTAGATGGTAGTCTATATATATATAGAACACTTGCTGAGTCATTGACCTATCGTATTGCAGACATATTAGAGTATTCAGACTTTAAGGATGAGTTTATAAATCAGATAGGTAAGTATAATGTAAGTATACTTGGAGAGATATCCGATTTATATCTATATGACTTTGGTATATTCATAGAGGTTAGTCCCGATGAAGAGGAGAAGGCTCAGCTTGAGCAGAACATTCAGATGGCACTATCTAAGAATGATATTAATCTTGAGGATGCTATTGACATTCGTGAGATTAGAAACATCAAGATGGCTAATCAGTTCTTGAAGATGAAGCGTAAAGCCCTTCAGCAGAGAGAGTCAGAGATGCAGATGCAGCAGCAGGCTATGCAGCAGCAGACACAGCTACAGTCTCAGCAGATGGCAGCAGAGTCGGCTATGCAGAAGATACAGGCAGAGACTCAGTCTAAGATGCAAATCAAACAGGCAGAGGTTGCCTTTGAGATTGAGAAGCTTAAGAACGAGGCTGAGCTTAAACGTCAGCTTATGCAGACGGAGTTTGACTTTAATATGCAGCTACGAGGAATTTCAGAGGAGGCGTTGCAGGACAGAGAGGACCAAAGAGAGAAGGCTAAGTCTGAAAGAATTAGTCAGCAGAACACTCAGCAGTCCAAGCTCATCAATCAAAGAAAGAACAACCTGCCTCCACAGACCTTTGAGTCTAACGAGGACAGCTTAGATGGCTTTGATATGGCAGAGTTCGAGCCTAGATAAAATCGTTAAAAAAAATAACTAACTTTGTAAAAATTAAATCAAATGGAAATTAAAGTAAAAGCGGTAGAATCTCCTGACTCTAAGTCTGTACAAGAAGTAGAGAAGGAATTGCTTGAGAAGCATGAAGAGTCATTAAACAATGAAGCAGGAGAAACTGACATGGAAGGAGTGGAGCAAAGCACTGAGAGTGCCACCACCACAGAAGAGCAAGAGAGTGTACAGCCGGAAGGCGAAGCACAAACAGAATCCTCAGAGTTAAGTGAGGAAGACGTTCTTTCATATATTGGAAAAAGATATGGCAGAGAGATTAACTCATTCGATGAGTTGGTTTCTGAGCGAGAGTCTTCAGAGGAACTACCTGAGGACGTAGCTTCATATCTAAAATACAAACAAGAGACGGGGCGTGGATTTGAAGACTTTGTTAAGTTACAGCAAGACTTCGATGAGATGCACCCTGATGATTTGCTAGAGTCTTATTATAAAGCCACAGAGAATGGGTTGGATGATGAGGACATAGAGATTATGTTAGATGAGTTTGACTATGACGAGGATATAGATGCCGAGTCGGATATCAAAAAAATCAAGCTAGCAAAGAAAAAAGAGATTGCAAAAGCAAAGAGCTACTTCAATGAGATGAAGGAACAATACAAGCAGCCACTTGAGTCAAGGGCTAGCGAGGGTTCACAAGTCGATACTGAAAAGCTTGAGGCTTACGAGCAATATATAAAATCTGCTGACACCCAAAAGGTAGAGGGTGAGCGTAGAAGACAGTGGTTTACTGAAAAGACCGATGAGGTCTTTGGAGGAGAGTTCAAAGGTTTTGAGTTCTCTGTTGACGGTAACGCAGTTCTATATTCACCGCAGTCCGTGGACGCAATGAAGAAGGAGCAGTCTAATGTAATGAACTTTATAAATAAGTTTATGACTGAGGACGGTTTAATCTCCGATGCCCAAGGATACCATAAGGCGATAGCAGTCGCATCAAACCCTGAGAAGTTTGCTCAGTTCTTTTACGAGCAGGGTAAGGCTTCGGCTACTGAGGATGTTACACGCAAGATGAAAAACATTAATATGTCTGAGCGTAAAGCACCTGAGGTAACAAACAAGGGGGGTATGCAGATTCGAGCAATAAATCCTGATTCAGGTAAAGGCTTGAAAATTAGAAGTTTAAAGAAAAAATAATTTTAAAAAAAGAAAAAGAAAATGGCAGTAGACGCAACACCGGGATTTGACTTGCAGCCATCTGCAACGCAGATTCCCACAGCAACAAACTACATTACCGACTTCAACTTCTTGAATCAGTATCTTCCTGATACTTACGAGAAAGAATTTGAGCGTTATGGTAATAGAACAATCGCATCCTTCCTACGATTAGTAGGAGCAGAGATGCCTTCTAACTCAGACCTTATCAAATGGGCAGAGCAGGGAAGATTACACACGAAGTACACAAAAGTAGGTTTATTAGCAGTAGTAGCACAGCCTACAGCTACCTTTACGGTAAATGACGACCTAGCACCTGCAGGTTCAACAGCAGGAGCATTAGGCACACCATCAATCGCTATCCGAATAGGACAGACGGTTATGATTGTTAAGAATGACGGAAGTGGAAGTAACAAGGGTATCGTAACAGCGGTCCCAACAGCGAACACCTTCACTGTAGCCTTCTATGAGGCAGCAGGTTTCACAGGAGGTTCAGGAACAACTAGTGATGATGTATCAGTATTCATCTACGGTTCTGAGTTCAAGAAAGGAACAGTAGGAATGCAGGGGTCTTTAGAGGCTGACGACATCATCCTTGACAACTCTCCAATCATCTTGAAAGACAAGTATGCGGTATCAGGTTCTGATATGGCACAGATTGGATGGATTGAGGTAACAACTGAGAACGGGGCTAACGGATACCTATGGTACCTGAAGTCTGAGCACGAGACTCGTCTACGTTTTGACGACTACCTTGAGACAGCAATGATTGAGGCTGTTCCTGCAGAGGCAGGTTCAGGTGCAATTGGGCAGAGCTTCAAAGGTTCAGAGGGTATCTTCTATTCTGTAGAGAACAGGGGTAACGTATGGTCAGGTGGAAACCCTGTAGCTTTGGCAGACTTTGATGCTATCATCTCACGTCTTGACAAGCAAGGTTCTATCGAGGAGAATGTAATCTTCTTAGACCGTCAGTTCGGTTTCGATATTGACGATATGTTAGCAGCTCAGAACTCTTATGGAGCGGGTGGTACATCTTACGGATTGTTTGACAATGACGAAGAGATGGCACTTAACTTAGGTTTCACAGGATTCCGTAGAGGTTATGACTTCTACAAGTCTGATTGGAAATACCTAAACGACCCAACAATGAGAGGTGGTTTACCAACAGGAGCAGGTTCAGGACGTGTAAACGGACTATTAGTACCTGCAGGTTCCACTACTGTGTATGACCAAATCCTTGGAAAGAACGCTAAGCGTCCATTCCTTCATGTACGTTACAGAGCTTCAGAGACTGAAGACAGACGATACAAGACTTGGATTACAGGTTCTGCAGGAGGGGCTCGTACTTCTGACTTAGATGCAATGGAGGTTAACTTCCTTTCTGAGAGAGCGGTATGTACTCTAGGAGCTAACAACTTCTTCTTATTCCAAGAGTAAGAATAGGTTGACACCATACAGGGAGTGTCTTAGGGCACTCCCTATTTTTTAAAATTTAATTATATCTAATGAAAACAAAAGAAAAATACACAAGCAAGAGCTATCGGCTCACAAGAGATGTTGCACCGTTAACATTTATGTTACCATCTCGCAACACAAAAAGATATCCACTACTATGGTTTGATGAAGACAAGGGTATAAACCGACCTCTTCGATATGCTATCAATCAGAAGACTCCCTT